GGGCACAGCATACGTAACATCAAAGACAAATGGTGTTACCACTGTGCTCACAGGATCTCAGTAAACTCCTGCGGGTTTGACATTAACTATATAGATAGCGAATATAAAATTCGCTTTCTAGAATTTTTAAAACATGTAGATGTAAAAGGCACTAATGAGTGCTGGCCCTGTGACATAAAGAGTAAGAGGATGACATTTCCTTCTTATAGATCAGAATCTTCAAAAGCATTCTCTGAGAATTTGATGGTTGCGAAGATTATGTACACTGCAGCTTGGGGGGATATAGGTTCACTAAGACTAACTAGGAAAAAAGATGTTTGTACAATCGACAACTGTGTAAACCCTCTGCACTGGGAGTGTGTTTTAAATCTTGATGTAGCTCCGAAAACGATTCATCCTCTGGTGTATGAATTAGATTTTGCAAAAATAAAACACTATGGAATTTTGAAGCAGCAAAAAAAGGTAGAGGATTATCGCCTTGCTCAATTCAAAAAGCACATCATTCACCCATCCTTATTAATACAGAGCTAAAGAACATCTTCGACTAAAATTAAGTTAATACAGTTAACTTATAATGTCACGCATATCGCAAACTACTCCTCAAAGAGGGAGAAGTGCAAACACCCCGTTCCCTTTAGGCACCTTTAACCAGCTTACTCTCCGCGTTATAACAGGTGAATTAGGGCCTGTCTATAAGCCAGTGGGTTTTTCTGATACCCTTAGAAACTCTAATGGCGGAATGGGAGGAGGTACATACAACGCTTGGTACCAAGTAGAGTTGGCTGTTCCAGCTTGGATAATCCTAACGAAAGGTTCTTTTAAGCCTAGAGATTTAAATATATCTGTCTATGATACAAATCAGATAGAAAAATTTGGCAGAAACATATTCGAGAAAACTGGAATAAGTACTGAAGTTGCTGTCCAAGATTTCAGTATTGATCCGGCTTCTGTAACTATTTCCATGCCTGCTCTTGCGCGTAAAGCTTTCACTGATTGGGCAAAAATTTTTTCGGGAGAGACCTTTAATTACTATCCCTACTACAATACTGTTGCTGCCACTGGTTCAGATTTATACAATACTTATGAAGCTTACAGGCTCGATAAAGGGGATGAGATGTATTACCCATTGCCTGTGGGTAAATATCTAATCTGCATTTCTATGACAAAAAATGAACCACGTGCTTATGAAGTTGGTTTAGTTATTGAGCCAAAGGATGATATTGTTTACGTTCTTTGTGAAGATGTTTCTGTTGTAAATCTAGGGCTCGAGGATACTACAAGTTCGAGCAATTTATTGGGCGATGCTACACCTGGTTTCTTTGACACAACCCACGATCATTCCTTGTCTGATTGGGACGCGGCGTGGAAACGGGATAATAAACCTAATTCTCAACTGCCTGTCATATTTTATCCTTTGTTAAACAGAGGATAAGCATTTTGCCCTTTAGAATAAAGTATTAGCAAAACGAGCATGTCGGAAAAAGTATTAGTTTCAGAAAAAGGAAAGGATCTCATTGCTTCCTATTGGAGCGGGCCAGCTAAACAGAATAAATCGAATCCTACAAAAGCTTTTGAGCGGTATTGCAAAGAGGAGCCCTGGCAGTTAGAGTGTAGACAATATGATACTTAAATGTGTCAACACTTATCACTAACATCCCGCCCCAAAAAGTCTGGGTACGTAAAGAGTATCTTAGGGATTTACGTGATGGGTTTGGTGAGTACGTACTTGGTTATTGGGTCTCTCTTAAGTCCTTACCAGGGAGGCCGTTTTACTTTGAAACCTACTTACCGGAATATGGTGCGCTCTATGACAAGCTACCGATCTCTGCTTTTCTAGACTGGGATTCAGATTCTCCTGAATGTCCTGTTGCTCCAGATCCAGATCTTGATCTTGAAAACCTGCAATTTTGGAATTGTTTTAGCCATGATATTGTCACACTTGAAAAAAATCTTACTTATACAATGCGGTGGGAAATACGTACTAAGACCTTTGGCACTCTTTGTGGTGATTACTTGTTTACTATCGACAGCTTTAACGGTGATCGCAGCCGCACAGACATCAGCTTCGCGGAAACCCCTGACGAACACAAATCCTTCAATGTCATCGGGTTGCAAAATGGTCAGTTTGCAGCCTATCCCAACAACAGATGCCGTCTTATTGATCCTTCTCTGTCACCCGAAGAACTCAAAACCCCAGATTTTCTTGTCTCCACGCGATACTTTAATGTCGAATATCCCAATGCAAAGTTTGGGAGACTAGGTGAGTCTGAAGAATATTTCTGGGAAACAAAGACAGAAAAGAAAAACAGTAAAATACCCTATAAAGTATTTATACCTGCGAATGATCAGGAAGAATTTGACCTGTAAGCAAAGAAGAAAAAAACTTACTTTTAGCAAACGTTTTGATAATGGTCAGCTTCTAAAAGCTTTTTTGACACCTGTCAATATAAAAGACAATAAATGTATATGGAATTTTGCCATAGCAGTCAGTCGTTCCAATAGACAAATAAATGATTGGAATAGTTGCAGGAAAAACAAGCGTGCAAATAAACTTAAATCGAATGTAACTGGTAATGTTGGGTCCAAGTCTTTAATAGAAGCTGCACGCATAACTAGAAAATGCTTCGTGCATATACAAAAAGGAGATTCTATAATTTTCAAATGCGAATCATCAATACGTCAAAAACAACTGAGAGTTTTTAAGAAGTGGCTCATAGGCAGGGAAAAATTAAATTGGGAATATTTACGAGATTTTAATATTTTCTTCATATATAAAAAATAGAAGCACTTATAATTAAAGGAGTTGAAAAGTTTTTAAAATGGAAGACATTCTTACAAACCCTTACTTTTGGATCGTGATTGCAGCCTTGTCTGAAATCATCGGCATCTCTCCCTTGAAAGACAATAGCATCGTGCAGTTAGTTCTTAAGGCTATCAACTCGCTTAAGCCTGTAAAAAAGGGCTGACGCCTCCTGATAGTAAAATAATCTTTACTATCAGCACAAGATCGCTTTTTGACGATGTAAATCGTGAGATTTATCGTAAAAAGTTTTATACTACTTTGTCTGGCAAGCTGGATAACGCTGAAGAAGAGTGGCATGAAAGTCAGCCTTCTTCGATACCACCTCCTTTAGAGCTGGGTGATTTACATATTCGTGCGCCTTGGCATCAATCTTCTAGTGGTTGAAACCAAAAGACAACTCCATTATTTTTTTCGCAATATTTTCTTGTAGCGTAAGCTTGATCCTGGCTCATAGTTTCGCACTTACGTTCATTATTAAGTTCCCAACAGATGTTTACTTTAATGGGCTTCGTTTTTTTCATATAGATTTAGTTATAATGATCAAAATTACAGAGGCAATGCCCCATACAGCCAATAAAGGAATAATAATCTTAGAGAATTCCAAAGACCTTTTTGCAAATTTGATACTTAGCTAAGCGATCATGGTATCCATTCCAACCCCCATTAATTCGATAGCAACACTCATCAAATCCTTTATGGATACAAACATCTAATAGTTTGTTATCTTGAATCCAAGACAGGGCTGAACGGAATGGGTACTGTTCTGCTACGTAGTCACATCCGCGCTCAACAATTTTAGGGTCGTGTAGCTTCTCCGCGCAACGCTCATAGTTATAGCGTCCTGTTAATTGCAATACACCAGCACCTTTAAATTTAGGGCCATCACCTGGCTGTGTGTTGCCAAGATCTGTACGTCCTTCATAAGCCCAGCCATCGGCTAGCTCTTTGAGCCAGATAAAATTGTTGGTTTCATGCATTAAATTTGCAGTAAGCATGGCAACAGCAAAATCGAATTTATCGAATCCTGTTGCCATTAATAACTTATTGAAATCACCACAGAAGGTAGCATCAAATTTATCTGCAGCGTAGCCGGTAAGCTGCTGCATGACCTGTGGCGTGATTATGTTTTTAGCTGGATCAGCCGGGCCAGCACGGTAAAGTTCTGCGAATTCATCAAGGACATCTTCTGGAATTTTAGATTCCAAAAAATTGAATGCCGCAATTTGATGCGGCAATTCCTTGTAGTACTTCGCTGCATTATTCAGGTTGATCGTCATCGCGCACCTCTTCCTCTTCAGGATCGAAATCAAGAGTGTCGATTAATTTTTGAATTAAGTCTAAGGAAAATGCAATAAGGTTGGGATCACCTGTGACCCTGGCTGAAGCAAAAGAATTAATACCAGAGACCAACTCGCTTTTTTTGCAGGCCATGAAAAAAAAATTACTTAAATAAATATACCATAATTACCAAGGTACTCCGTCAGCAGTTGTCGGATTTAAAATCTCTTGTTCTTGTGCTGCTAAGCCTGATTCGATTGCAGTAACTGTTTCAGGTCCCAATGCATCTTTTGCCCACTGAATTGCCTGTTCTTCAGTAACTTCATCGTAAGGAGTGTAAGCAGCTGGATCAGGTTCACCTAGTCCTACACTGCCATAGCTAGATGCTTCAGAGAGTCGTGCCGTCCAATGCACTGTTGTTACTAAACCTTCAGGAGGTGTGTCACCGTCAGGTAAATCGCGTTGCATTGAAGCTACATTCCAGACTACTGTCATTATTCTTGGTGTATGTTCTCTTATTTTATAGCATATTATTATTGTTGTTATTAATTAAGTTGACGGTGGAATGGGCCAATCTACATTCCAAGGGAAGCCAGCTTGTTGTGGTACATTGCGTAACTCCTGTCTATAAGTAGCCCATGGAGCTGAATCAACAGGCGTGTCAGGTAGTTGCGTCCAATCACATTGCTCAAGAAGCATATTACGTTGTCCACGAACTGCAGATTCTTTATTAACAGTGCGTTCTTGAATCTCCTCAGGTGTGGCTGGCGTGCTAATCCACTGCTCGACCCATTGATCACCTTCCTGCACAGCGTTTTGCTGAAGATTTACGGTGTAATCATATTCTGGTTGATCAGTAGGGATTACTGGAAAACAATTAAAGTCAGCAGCAATTTCGTCAGTCACAACCTTCGGGAAGCTGGTGCCAGTATTGGCAAGCTTAAGCTCATTCAATGTGTAGGGGTAGCTTACAACACCACCGCTACCGTCTGTAAGAACATAAAACATGATTACAAATCTACTTCTCTTTTACACTATACCAGGCAATTAAACCATTTTGCGTCGGCTCATGGATTTTAGCCCTTCCAGTACTTAAAGGCCAAATCTTCCCTTAAATGCCTCAAAGTTTTGATTAATCTCGGTAGAAGATAGTGCTCTATTGTACAATTGGGCAATTGGGATACTACCATCAAGGTACCGACTACCAAAAAATGAGGAGTCTCTTCCAATTTCTATGTTGCTAATGGTTACACTCGGATGATTCGTAGTGTTCCTTGCCGATGTGGTGCCGCTTGATCGACACAAATACAAGTCAGCAAAATTAGTCTGCACAGATGCGGCCACCATGCACATTTCTTGAGCTGGGATAGCCAAACCACTGTTAAAGTCGTATGTGCTGGCAGCACTGTTCCAGTGATAACCGACTCTCTCTGTACTTCCGAAAAGGTTCAATCCCTCAACAGTCGAACCCCTGGCAAAAAACAGTCCCGTGTAAGAAAGTTGGCTTAAGTCATCCAGTCGGAGCCAAACTATAAATGTTGCGGCACTGACGTTAAAAAATGAAGTATTAGTTGAAACTTGAACATAGTCATTACTACCATCAAAAACAATCTCACCGCCATTATTAGAACTAAAAGAGGCTCCGTTCTGTAAAGTTGCCGTTGTGTTTGAAACAAGATCTGTCCAAGTTGTTCCGGTGCCAGGATAAGATGCTGTTTTCCCGGCGTCATAATATAGAACTAGGCCATCAGTCACATAATCTTCTTCAGCATTTGCTCCTGCTGCTGCTAATAATCCTTTACCTTGCCTCATGCCACTTCTCCAACAAGTGCTCCATAAATAACATTACCAGCTTTCCACAACTGCACAACAGTATCTCCTGTAGTTGCCAACGTAGGTGCGGTGCCTCCTGTCCAGACTACACCTAAAGTTGTCCAGGTAATAGTACGACTGGCTCCATCATCAATGTGTAACGTAATAGATTCACCATTATTCCAACCGGACTGAGTCGGTGTTGAATTGCCCCCTAGAACAACAAACTGAGTTCCTCCGTTAAGTGGGTTCAAAACAAAACTTGAAGACCAGGTAATTGTAAAAACATTTTCTCTAACGTTGTTGCATTTTACAGTGCCAAAAACATCTAGTTTTTCATCAGGACTACTCGTACCGATACCGACGTTGCCGCCGGAGGTGATGCGAAGCCGCTCCGTCGGATTACTCGCCCCATCCGCAGTAGTTAAGACCACCAGCCTGCCTGGCATGTCGTTGGTGCCAGGGGTGCCGTCCACTTCACTCTCAATTCGTACTGCTGTAACTAAATCAGTCCCATCAGCACCATTGAATGAAAGCGAACCGAGTCGGTCACCATTCTGAACAATCGTGTTAGAACCACTTGTGGTTCCTCTGGACTTTGAAATATAAATATTCCCTGCGTTTCCAGTGTTACTATTTCTTGTAATTCCAAATGCTGTATTACCACCAGTTGATTCGATTTGAAAAAGCGGTGTAATAGACGTTGCATTAAATCTATAGTTAGTACGCGCACTAGATATCTTAACCAAGAGATTGCCGTTGGAGTCGATGCGGGCGCGTTCGTTGGAAGCAGTTGAAAAACGAAGACTATCGTCAGAGAAACTATACAGAATCGCGCCTTTATTCGAACTTGATGAATCACCAAGATAGAACCCTGCGATAGACTGGCTGCCTGCAGAAAGCTGCATGTAGGAAGGACTGGTTGAGGCGTTATTGCCGTTGTGAAGAAATAAACCTGTACCAGCAACAGGGGCAGCACCAGTCCACGCTGCTCCGAGTCGAGAAACGTCTAATTTTGCTGCTGGATTCGTCGTCCCGATACCGACGTTGCCATTCTGTGCAATACGAAGTTTTTCTATGAGGTTTGAGTTACCGTTTGACGTACTAAAAGCAATTACACCATCGTCTTTATTTGTGCCATCAGCGCCGTTTAGGAATCTAATTGCGGAAACAGTATTACCATTCCATCTTCCATAAATTTGACCACCAAGTAAATCAGCAGCTCGATTATTGTCTAGGGCAAATCTGCTCGTCGAGTTACCTGTTGCCCTTGCTTTAATTTCAGGGCTAGTAGCGACAACTTCAAGTTCTGTGCTAGGATTCGACGTCCCGATACCGACGTTGCCGCCGGAGGTGATGCGAAGTCGCTCCGTCGGAGAATTCGCCCCATCGGCAGTAGTGGCGAACACGAGGCGACCTGGCATGTCGTTGGTGCCAGGGGTGCCGTCTACGGATGATTGAATAAAGGCGTTCGGTACAAAATTTGCCCCGTCGTAACCATGGAATTGGATAAGACCCGTTATCGTGTTAATTACTGCAGCAGTTGGCGATGCTTTGGTTCCATTTGCCCTGCCCAACAGGATTCGAGGAAAAGATGTTCCCGCGCTTCCATAAGTTACACCAGCAAATGCGGCTTGAGTTGAGCTGTTATCTTGTACTACTTGCAAAAGTGAGTTTGAATAACTGCTAATTGGCACGCTTTGACTTGTGTTGATTAAAAACTTGCCGTTGGCATCGATGCGGGCAGATTCCGCAGATACTGTTCTGAGAAAAACTGTTTCGACTGGGGATGCGCTATCACACGCTTGAATCACAAGGGAGTTGTCAGATTTTTTTGTAATTCGGCCACGTTTTATTCCGTCTGTATAAGTTGTCTCGTTGGCAAGTACAATCGACGAATCGCCTGCTGTTGCAACGTCTAGTTGTCCAACAGGATTAGTCGTCCCGATACCGACGTTGCCGCCGTTAGGGTTAATAGCAAATTTATAATTAGTTGCAAAATTACCAACGTTTCTATTTTGCAAATAGCTTGTTCCACTATCTAAAACACCAATGTCAATGACTACGTTATTGCGACCAATACGTGCAGCAGTTGTTGTGTCCGTTGTGCCAGAATTAGCAACACTAGCTCCGCTTCCGCTGTTTTGCGCGTGCAAAGTGGTAAACGGACTGCTCGTCCCGATACCGACGTTGCCGCCGGAGGTGATGCGCATTGCCTCTGAACCAGCAGATACATCGTTGGCGTTAACTACAAATCGCCAAAGAAGACTTGATAGCGTTCCACCAACACCACCTATGGTGTACATAGTGGCTTGGCTAAAGGTCGGGTCTGAGCTAACGGGTCGAGCACGAATGATGCCATTTACATCTAACTTTGCCAGAGGATTTGTCGCCCCGATGCCGACGTTGCCGCTGGAATCGATGCGAAGGCGCTCCGTCGGAGAAACCGCCCCATCCGCAGTAGTGGATAACACTAGGCGGCCTGGCATGTCATTAGCGCCAGGTGTGCCGTCTACTGCCGCTAATACGCTCGCTGCTGCTGATCTACTGTCTGTCCCATCTGCTCCTGCAAAAACGACTTGGCCCAAGGTGTCATTTGCCTGGACGATAGTACTACTTCCAACAGCACTTCCGCGTGATTTTCCAATTACAACCCTTGCACCACCTGCATTATTTTGATTGTTTTTAACGCTTATTGCCGACGTACCTTCAGAAGTATTTTCAACTTGAATACTTGGAATAATACCTCCGCCGATAAAAGCAGCACTAGACGTACCAACTAAGAGCCTGCCGTTGGAGTCGATGCGGGCGTGTTCGAAGCCGTCAATACTAACCCTAAAAGTGCTACCAACGGATCCGTTATTGCTTGGATCTACTTCAGCAATAAGCGCTCCATCGTAGGATGTAAACTTGTTGATACTAAGGTTTGCTGAATTAGAATCTTCAAAGATCAGTTGTGTAGAAGTTTGAGAAAGCTTGATATTTCCAAAGACTTCTAGGGCTTCGTCAGGACTCGTCGTCCCGATACCGACGTTGCCGCCTCCATCTAAAACCAGATCTGGACTATCCGCCGTATTGGTAGAAATTCTCCGACCAATCTCTAGACGATCAGATCCACTATCTCCTCCAATGTAATAAGATCTGTTCGTAGCGTTTAGGCCTATCCTTGCTCCTCCACTACTAGATACAGCAAGAGTACAGTCTCCCGCCAAAGAAGCAGGATTCGACGTCCCGATACCGACGTTGCCGCTGGGGTCGATGCGCATACGTTCGGAGCCGCCAGTGCCAAACAGCATTGGGTGATTAGTGGTTGTTAATAGATGGGCATAACTATCGCCAGCCCGTAAATCCACGCTGGTGTTTATACCGCCACCGCCTCCTAGGTATTCTGCACGAAGCCGCCCAACGCTAGTGCCAGAAGTTTCAGTAGTGATTGCACGTACTGTTTGTGTACCCGATCCAGAAACATCAAGGTTATAGGCAGGACTCGTCGTCCCGATACCGACTTTGCCGTTTGCCAGCATCGCAACAACTGGAGAAAGAACTCCGCTGTCGTTCTTTAAGTTAAATATTAAATTTGAGTTGTATCCACTTGCGAACCTGCAAACCGCATCGATGCTGGCATGGATCTTTTGAGAAGGTGCCGTATTGTCGTTGTTATAAAAACTGAGACGAGACCAAGGATCTGATTGCGACCAGTCTTGAGCATTAGTTGTAGTTGCAATCCGCAACTCAGTCGGTGTCGGAGAGGAACTACCAGTTGCAGAAGACAAATGCAGCAACGTATCAGGAGCCGACGTCCCGATACCCAA